TCTTCAGTAGTGCTGAATTCTTGCGACTTGTTCCCGTCAGCCTTAATCCCTAGCTCAAGCAGCATATCAGTAAACCATTTTGTGTAACGGTGTTGGTTGCCTTTACTCTTTCGGAATACTTCCTTGCCGTTCTTCTCTAGCATGAAAGCAACCATAGGAACAGTCTGGTTAACTGACCAGTCGCCAACTATTTTGTCGTCCATAGGATTGGCTATAGCCCTATCAAATAAGGCGTGGCTAAGGTTTAGCTCTACTTGGGCCACGGGAATACCACTGGCGAGTTCCAAGACGTTCTCATTGATGGCCACTAGGGTCTTCTGATTGTTCTGTAGCTTGCGGCCTTTAACCTCGATGTTGAAATACACCGTGGTCAGTTCTTTGAACCCCATATCATTAACCATGTTGTTACATAGTGTTTGTTGGGGCGTCCCATAGCGCTGGGATACCTCCCGTGAATACGTTGTGCTGTCTACTGCGTCAATTCGTTTCATTTCTCATTACCTCCAAAGTAATATTATTAATTTAATTTAGAGGTACAACGCACAACGTTAAAGTATTGGAGTACTAGCCCTCTGGACTAGTGCAGATAGGAACCCATTCTAAGCCGTCCCACGTGCTATTGTCTGCACGGCTTGCCTATTCAATTGTTAAAGTGCGGTTCGATTAAACTTCAAACCCTCAGCAAGGCGGGTCTTATCGAAAAACTTAGCCTTACGGGCTTTGGGTTTGACGGGTATTACTGCAAAAGATTTTGAGACAAGCTGGTTTGGGGCTTTCCAGTTCCCTACGGGTTCACGTTTGGAAGTCCTTAGCTTGTCTAATTGGGAGGGTTTCGTGTTCGGGTTCTTAGCAGCGTAATGCGCTGCTAAAGCGGCTTTCGATTTTCTATTATGTGAACGTCTAGCCATGATACAGAACCCCCTTCCCAAATTCGGTCTTGCTGAAAATGATATACCCGCTAGGTACCGACTGTCAAAAACTGCCACAAATTGGCAAGATGAGACAAGCTAAGAATATGCAACCAGACACGACCAAAAATGAAAAGATCCAACGTCACTTTTCGAGTCGTCCAGACTGGCTCAAAAGTCGGAACGTTCAAACGTTTTGAATGTATGATTCTGACTGCTGAAAAGAATCAGAAAAGAACTGAAAAGAACCCAGAAAAGATTCAAGAATGATTCTGATTCTTGCAGCCCCAAAAAATGGGAATGAGAATGATTCTTGGCGGGACTCGGGCCGTTAGATTCGTGCCAGCAGCGGTCAGCGTCAACAGCGTTGTCATCGACGGGGTATGTCTTAGGATGTTGGGTACGGTAATATGGGATACCTCTGACGGTTCAGTTGAAACAAAAGGGCGTTTGACACTTGTTCCAGGCCTAGATACATAAAATAACAGAGCTGTTAAAAAAATAACAGCGGCAGTTATTTTCAAAAAGAAGGGATAACAGGGGACCTGGATACAGGGTGTTTTGAGAAGTTAATGGGGGTGTGTTACAATGTAGCAATGTTTCAATGTTACATTGAAGAAATAACTATCTTCGTGTCGTTTACCCTCCACTCGAAAGTTATTCTTATGTTACTACGTAACGTCGATTCTACACACTTGGACAAGGAATTGCAATGGGTTCTACCGAGAATGGATGGGATAAATGTATTCACCACTGGGTAATTGGGGTACCTGAAGGGCGGTATAGTGAGGGTAAGTGTGTTAAATGTGGGGAGAGGCGAGAGGATTTTAGGAATTCGTTTGATGAGCAGGCGCATTACTGGCAGAGAAGGCAAGGAGGAATTAATGAAGGACACGGCAAGGATCCAGAGTGAGATATGGAATGTTAATCCGGAGATGTTATTTGCGGATGGGTTTGATGAGGCGTTAATTGGAACGGGGGATAGGTTTGGTTTTAGCGGGCCTGTTGCGGTGTATGACATGGATAAATGTTTTGAGATACTGGTAGTGAGGGACGGGATGGAGTACGAGGAGGCGGTGGAATACTTTGAATTCAACGTGATTGGAGCCTGGGTAGGGGATGGGACCCCTATATTTGTTAGGCTAGTTGACCAGATTGACGATTAAAAGGAATTACAAGGATTTTAGTCGTTCGCTATATAATAATAATGATAAACAGGGAAGGCATGCGGCCTTACGGTATGCCCATCAATTCGGATATAGCGCCAGGAACAGGGCGGAAGATATGAAAGTAGATCTTGTGTTCTGGGGCGGCCCTAATAATGAGCCCGAGATAGAGGTTGAGGTGGAACGCAGGGATCGCAAGCACTTTTCCAGGGGAGAGTTTCGGTACCCAACAGTAACTATCCCCCAACGCAAGGGGAAACTGTTTGACCGTCCTGGTTCTAGTGGCCTGTATGTTGCGGTTAACCATGAGCTTACCCACGTGCTGGTTACGGACTTCAATTCCATACGGAACTCCCCGGTAATTGTTAAGAATTCCTACGTTGAAGGGCAACTTGTTAAGGACGAACCCTTTTATGATGTCCGAAGATATCTTTGGATTATGAAAGAGCTAACAATTGCACAACCAGGGAATTTGAACATGTGTACGTGCTACAAGTACGAACCCGGAAAGGTCTTTTGTGAATGCTCCGTTCGGAAGTGTGATACCTGCGGGTACTGCCAGCGGGTGTGGGCAGCAAGACACCGGGAACATCCGTTCTTCGATAAAGAAAAGTTCCTGGCAGATTTTAAGGCGATAACAAAAAAGACATCGTAGATGGAATTACTACGATGCCTTTTTCTGAGCAACCTGCCCATGGGGTAATGGAGGAATATCCATGAGACCCTCTAATATTACCACCAGATCCCTGCTAAAACAAGTTGGGCCGGGGAGTGAAAGGTTCCCCCCGACCCAGGCGAGAAGCGACACGTACCCCCTATAGTTGGTCTAAGAGGACGGTTGAACTTTTTAACCCTGCTGAAATATTTGAAAAGGAGAGCAGGGAGGAGGCTTACCAAACCCCCTACCAACACCGTGTGTCCCCTTGATTCTAACACAAAATAAGCGTATATTCATAAAATGACGCAAGAAAATCGCATTAGCAGTACAGAAAACAACAGATTTCGCATTAGTATTGGCAGAATCAGGCCACAAATCACGCTTGCAATTACATTTCTGGGCACAATTGCAATTGTCGGGATGTATTTAGGATTTATCGAGATCAGTGGTGTGGCCGCTGCGGGCATAATTGCGTTAGCCAAGGATGTTATAACCACTGACGGGAGCTAGTTATGCAAAAGCCTGGAGGTCAACCTGGGATTAGCGTGGGGAACCCCTCGGATAAAACCCTTGCAAAACAAAAACGCTTCTTGCTGGCATTTGAAGCAGTTGGTGTTATTGATAAGGCCGCTAAAATGGCAGGGACTAGCCGAGAAATGATCTACAAGTGGATGAAGTCAGATCTTATCTTTAGGGAAGAAGTTGAAGACGCTCGTAAAGTTCATACCGATAAACTTGAAGGTATTCTTTTCGACCTTATCCAGGAAATGCACAACAAGTTAGACTACAAGGCTAACCCTACCCTCCTGGTCTTTGCCCTTAACGGTGCGATGCCCGAGAAGTACAAGGGGACTGTCCAGCCTAACAGCGATGCTCGAGATGTTATCTCCGAATTCCGGAAAGCCATGCGCCAGGAGAATAATATCCCGGAACAAACACCAGAGAAGCGCCCTGAAAGGATGCCGTCAATAGAGGAACAAGCACAAGATATAATCCAAAGCAAGCGTGGTTCTCTAAATGATTCAAGCAACGACAAGTAGTGTTCAGGATTTTCTCTATCAACGTGTTGGGTTTCAGCCGACTGAAGCCCAGGCACCCTTACTCTCATCGGACAAACGCTTTGTACTAGTTGCAGGCGGTGAACAGGCCGGTAAGAGCATGGTGGCCTCAAAGTTCCTTCTAAAAAGATTCTTCGAGTTACCCGATGGGGAACCTGGATTATTCTGGCTGGTAGCAGCAGACTACGAACGTACTCGAGCAGAGTTTGAATATCTCGTAGAAGACTTTGCTGCCCTTGGACTCCTGTCGGAATCTACCAAGCGTGTCGATCCAGGTAAGATCATACTCGCAGACGGGACAAGAATAGAAACCAAGTCCGCAAAGGACCCGAGAACCCTCGCAATGAGAGCCCCGCACGGTATAGTAGGATGCGAAGCGTCACAGCTAGATCTCGAAACCTATTACAGGATGCGTGGTCGCTGTGCCCCTAAGAAGGGATGGCTATTTTTATCCGGAACCTTTGAGGGAAGCCTCGGCTGGTATCCCCAGATGCACTCGGCGTGGACGATCCCAACAGAAGACGAGCAGAGTTTCTCTCTACCAAGTTATTCCAATACCCATCTCTACCCTGGCGGGATAGAGGATCCAGAAATACAACGACTCAAACGTGATGCCTCCGATGATTTCTTCATGGAGCGTATCGAGGGAATCCCGTCACCACCAGAAGGACTGGTATTCATGGAGTTTCGGCCCAACCTCCACGTACAGGATGTCAAGTGGGACGTTGGAACTCCCGTTCATCTATGGATGGACCCCGGCTATGCAGGTGCTTACGCCATTTGTGCGGTGCAGATCATAGATAACGTGGTACACGTGATAGATGAAGTCTACGAACGAGGCCTCGTAACGGAAGAGATGATACAGCTATGCCAGTCCAAGCCGTGGTGGCAGGACGTGCAGTTCGGAGTCATAGACGTTGCAGGTTATCAACACCAGGCAATGGCAGCCCCGGCAGAACTGTGGATGAAAGAGACTGGGCTCTACCTTGCGTCCCAGAAGGTCATGATAAATGACGGTACGGAGCGGTTGAAGAGCTTCTTGAAGCCCGACCCGATAACACGGGAACCCAGGATACTGGTAAGCCCCTACTGCACGGGACTGCTCTCCGAGTTTGGAGCAGCTCCAAGTCCCTTCGATGGACAGACTCGTGCATATCGGTGGAAAACCGACAGAGACGGCAATATAGTGGGGAATTCCCCCGACGATAAAAACAATCACGCAATTAAAGCCCTTATCTACGGGATAGTAGAAAACTACGGTTACGGACATGTACAGAACAGGAACTCTATCCCTGTAAAGAGGTGGTAAATGGCACGTAGAAAAGCTACAGATATAATTGAAATGGTAGAAGCGCATTACAATGCAACAGAGCCGTTGCGTGACCGGATGGAACAGGATCATCGCCTCTACCGATTGGAGCCTTACGATGCAGGTGACGGATATCGTTCATATACTTCTAATGAACCACAGGTCATGGCGGATAAGATTGTTAGCTGGCTTACAGCGGCAGAAATGGTCGTCCGCATCCCGTTCTCAGGAGGAGAGCGTGACCAGCGAGACGCAAACAACCAGAAAGAAAGATTCTTAACAGGTATACTGAAGGCTGCGGATGACAACCTATGTAATCGACGGAAACCCTCAGTTAGGGATCAGCTTTCGTGGTTTATCACCGTTCGTGGTTGGTATGCAGGCCGTGCGCTTCTTGCGAAGAACAAGAATGAAGAAACCCGGATAGATATCACGCCGTGGGATCCTCTAAATACGTTTTGGGGTGAAGGGTCTGACGGGCTTGAATGGGCGTGCTATCGGCAACGACGTTCTGCGTCGGACATCAAGAGTGAATATAATGTTCGATCCCTGGGTATGGAAGAGGATCGGGACGAAGCGATCTTTGTGTATGACTTTTACGACAAGGAAGATAACTATGTCGTGATGCAAGATCGCATTTTGAAAAAACGTACCAAGCACGGCCATGACGGGGTTCCCTGCTTTATTGGCATGGTAGGATCTTCCCCTCTCATCCAGTCGGACGAGATAGGTACGGACGCTATCGCAGATTTCGGGGAATCCGTATTTAAGCATAACCGTGAGAACTTCGAGAGCAATAACTTCATGATGTCTACCATGATGGAGTTGGTGGCAAGATCCCGTAAGCAAGGGCTCAAGG